TCTTTCTCAAGGTCAGTGATTCACCAAAGTCCTGAACCAACCTCAGATAGTCGTATGCACTGAAAGCCATCATTCATAATCTTCTGTGGTGTAACCCGGGGGGTTCTTAAACCTGTCTCTTCTGAAGGCTCCCTGAACCCTGTCAGTGTTAGCTCTGTTGGCTTCGATGGTGTTAATGGAGATACCACCACCAGCAACACCTACAGCACTCCCAGCAGTCTTGGCTCTTTTACCCAGATCAGTAGCTAGAGCAGAGTATTGTTTACTGAGATCAGAATAACTGGCAGAGAGAACACCATCATGTTCAATGTCAACCTTACGAGCATACATGGAGGAAATCGTATCAGCAATCCAAGCAGCAGCAGCATACACTTTGTCATTGGATTCACTGAGAGCAAAGGTAATTTCTTCGTTGGCTACTTGTTGGTCACTGGTATTGGTATCCCCCACCAAAAGTCGAACGATATTCAGACGACCAGAAGCCGTAGAAGAGTCCAGATCAGTGTTATCGTAAGAAAAGCTCAATTTAACTCTCCTTCAAGTTTGTTAGACTTTTTCAAGTTCAGTCTTGCAGGCATTACTTGGAGGTTTTCTGGAACGTGTAGCCCACAAACATTCTTACCTTTGAGCGGTATGATATGGTCAACGTGATAACTTTCACCAGTTACTTCTGTCATAAATCTCGCCAGTTTGTATGTGCGCTTAATGTGAGCCTTGTGGTGATCCTCTAGCCACTTTGGTGTGGCTGAAAGCTTTTCTGCTCTTCTTCTGGACTGTCTTTCCGAGTGCTTGTGTGGGTTAGCCTTTCTCCACTCATTATTGTAATGGTTTACACGCTCTCGGTTTTTATCTTGCCACTTCCGTTTCTTTTCAAGCCTAAGAGTTGGGTCTTGGTTTTTATAGTGATTTAATGCATTTGCTTTTGCACACTCTTTACACCAAACCGCTAAACCAAAGGGTTTGCCACTATGCTTATGGAACTCTATAAAAGACTTTTCTGTGTAGCATTTTGGACAAACCTTGGTCATATATTACTTCTCCAGAATACCATCTCTGACTTCAAAGAACTTGTCTTCAATCCAGAGGTTATTTCTCAGGAAACTTCTAATCAGACCACGTTGTTTATTGTCATATGCAGACTGTTTACAACGCTTACTCTTAAACTCAGCAGCAGAGTTGGTACGAAGCTTTACCTCTGCATTGAGACCCTCAACAAGAAGCTTCAGTTGCTTACTGTCAAGCATCTCCAACTTGTCACCAACATTAGTCTGTTTCTCAAGTTCTTTATTGTGATAGAGGCGACCAGTGGCATACAGTTGGGCTACAGCAGGTTCTTCAATCTTGAGAACAAGCCAATCAAAATGATCACCCTTCTTCCACTGTTTACCAGCAGCATTAAAGGGAATCTTTACAAAAAGGGGCCAGTCTACTTGCCAGCTAAGATATGCGGGATGTGTCATGTCGGGTATCCTTATAATAGGTGTTGGGGCCACCACACTAGCAGCAGCCCCAATGGGGATCATTACGAAATCACGGTGTTGAAGAACACACCAAGGTCAGCGCCCACAACTTTCATGTCATAGGCCATCTTCACTTGGATCATCTCCGCGATCTGTTGACGCTTGAGGGCATCATCCGAGAACGATTCCACAGTCATACCAAGGTCAGTAACACCCGGCAGGGAGTTCCAAGCAAAGGTAAGGCCAGCAGCCGGGGTCATGAGACCAGCCGAGCGAGGCGTGTGGACCAGAAGGGCTTTCTTCGAGCCAATGAAGGCATTCGATTCTGCAACACCTTCCGCCGAGCTATTTTTGACAGCCTTCATGACGTAGAAGTTCTCTACTTCAAAGATTTCTGCCAGCTTGGCGTTAGTCACAAGAGCAGTGTTCGTGATGGTAGCACCACCATTCAGGCGAGCCAGAATATCCGGGTGGTTAACCAGTGCGTCACGGGTCTCTTGGTCCACAACCATCGTGTTCATGTCGAAACCACCCGACGCAAGGAAGGCCGTGCGCTTGGCAGTCGTAATATCTTGGATGGGGGTGGAGTTGGTGTAGTCGTCCCATTGGGTGACTTCTGCGGCAGTATCGTTGTCCGCATTAGCAACACCAGTGTACTCAGTGGTCCAGACGCTCGAAGCAAAGAACGTCGAAGCGAACTGCTCTTCACGGTGGATCATGAGACGGTTGATGAGGGTCTGGGCACCAGCCGCACGGGTCTCAAGAGCCGTATCTTCGTTAGCAAGGGTCTGCTCATCGAAGTCCATACCGAGGCCATACACATCGGCGTAGTAGGTATCCGAAGACACCGACATACCAATGCGATCAACTTCAGTACGGGGTGCGAGCTTTTTCACATCACCAGTACGGTTCATGTCTGCACGCGAATAGGTGTAGTATTTATCCGACTGCTTGCTAACGCCAACAACCGGGAACACTTTGTCCGCGATAAAGTTCGATTGGTCCTGCATATAGGCCAGCGTCAGATTGGTGAGAGGCTGGTCAACGTGGACCGAAGAGGGGGTCAAAAGAGGCATTATTTTATCCTTTCAAATTAGGCTACGATGTTGCCGCCTTGGATCAGCTCCATAGCAATGATCTGACCGTCAACACCATCTTCAAGAGCAAAGCCCATAACATAGTCACCGCTAGCAGCCGTAATGGCCTCACCAGCAGCATTCGTTTGCAGAGCATCGCCCGCAGTAACAGCAGCCCCAGCCTCAACCATGACCTTACCGGAAATGGCAACAGTAGCGGCGTAGCCAGCAGTATCCGGGTCGTTCAGAAGAACGCCGATGCACTGCTCACCAGCGGAATCCGCAAGGTCAACCTGACCATCCGCCTCAAGGGTTACAAAATGGAATTGAGCCGACGAAAGGTCTTCACCAGCCTCAAAGGTGCGGGTGTCCCGCGTTTGCATAACAGCCATAATTACTTCTCCTCATAGGATTTATTGATGAGAGCCTTACCTTCGTCGGTCTTGGCAACTTCAGCATAAGCCTTGGCATAGCCCACGCTGTGTTCTTCTTGATAAGCCTTAACGAGTGCATCCAGTTTATCACCAGCTTTGGCGAATTCACCGTCAACATCAGACCCACCAACTTCTTCAGTCACTTCGGCAAAGAGCTTATCAGCAGCACGAAGGGCTTCCATAAGTTCTTCATTATCCGAGAATGCTTTAAAGAGTTCTTTGGCAACATCTTCCTTGAAATTGGGGAGGGCTTCAGAAGCACTCTTAGCAAGTTCAATGTCAGCCTTTTCAATGGCAGCTTCTTCCAGAGCCTTTTCTTTGGCTTCAAGGTCTTTCAGAATAACAGCCGGGATGTCAGCTTTGTTAATCTTTTCGCCTTCAACTTCGATAAACTCCGCAGGAGCTTTCTTCTCGATTTTGTCAGCTTTGATCACGTAACCTTCATCAATGAGGTACTTGCGGAGACCTTCATTCTCAGTCTTCAGCTTTTCGACCTCACCCTTCAGGGCTTCAAGTTCTTTATCCATGATTTCCTCATCATTGGGGTTAGCACGCTTAAAGAGGGACACCATTGCCTGCGCATTGGCGGGTACATCCACGAGGGATAGCTCCTCAAGCTGCAAGTTTTCAAGGAGGGTAGGCAATTTAAATCTCCTCTTTAGTTGCACGGCCACCGATAGAAAACGCAGCCAGTTCGCCACTCTTAACCATATTCCAGACTTGATCATCATAGACTTTGTAGCCTACGATCCATCCTTCACGATCAGAGTGGATTCCAAGAGCCTCACCAATTTCCTTGGTAACCGGGAGGGAGTGTACAACAGTACCAACCTGTTCCCCGTTGTGCATAGCTTTGCCTACTCGCACATGCTCCATAAATTCATTAACAGCTTTGGTCATAACTTCAGGAGAGATGACATCACCTTGACGATCAACGACAGGCTCACCTTTCTCAGTTACAACAGAGGCCCAGCCCCACACCATACGCTGTTCTTCCTCAAACTTGAGAATCTTACCTTCCATATTCTTTCCAATAATAGCTTCTACCACAATTCTAAGAAGTTCAAGTCTGTCATCGTAGACCTCCGGTTCAACCTTCTCACCCTCTTCATAAAAGGCAAGGTATTCTTCATGTGTGTTACCGGGAATGTAAACAGCCTGTCCATCATACTCATAAACATGGGTGGAACCACCAAGTCCAAGGTCACAAGAACGGGAATAGGCTTCTGGACGAGTTGTAAAGATGTCCGCTGCGTATTGTGCTTTAAGGATGTCTGACATTACAAGACCATTGCTAGGAGGAGGTAGGAAATAGCCGAGAGAATGGCTGTGACTTTAGTTTGGGTCAGGGTCAAAGGCCATTTTACAAAACCACTCTTATGACAGGGGAAGATAGCCTTGTAAGGAAGACCTCTTGCCTTTCTGATCCAATTAAAAGGTTTGTCAATAAGGTCCATGCCAAGACTAGCGAGCCAACCAGCAGCAAATACCCAAGGAATGCCAGAAAGATATGCAGCAACTGCAAAAGCAACTAACGGGAGTCCTTCCCACAAGAGCGTTTCCTTTGAGACCAAAGGCCCATAAGCTCTCTCACCAACCATATCCAATAGATGATGAGTAAGAAAGGCACCAACCAAAGAAGCACCAAAAATAACAGGATCACCAGAAAGATACCCGAGAACGGCAAGTGGGGTTCCAATCGCTGCATGGTGGGAGGCATACATTATTTGTAAGTCCTGAAGCCAAGCAGTCTGTTTTTGTGATAAGGTTTGATGCTGACACGGTTGCCTTGGTTACCACCCAAAGTCAGAATGTTATCTCCATCCCAACCAGCAAAGAAACCTACGTGGCCTTTCCAGCTATCTTTGGAACCACGCCAGTATACAACAATGTCACCCTTCTCAGGTTCATCGGTCTCTTCACCCCAATCAAGGTAACTACGTGCATTAAGTTTACCACTGCCTTGCACACCAATCTGGTTGAGGACAGAACCAACAAAAGCAGCACACCAAGGGGTCTCATCATCTTGAACCCAAGAATGACCACTGTCTGCAAACATCTGAACAATTTTTTTGTTGTGCTTTGCACCCGGATATTCCTTTAGTCCAAGGTATTCACTTGCAACCTTGAAGGCATAATCCTGTGCATCGGGTTTATTCCAAAACATCTTATCTCCATTCCCAAGCTACTACAGCTTGTACCATGAGCCATCTTACTAGTCTTGACACACCTTGTGCCTTGAGTGACTCTGAAAAGGGTGCAGCAGCCGCTGTGCTGGCCCAGTATAGCTCTTTCAGTGCATAGTCGTGTAGGGCACCAGCTTTTAGGAAACGTCCATCACGGGGGCTTAGAATGGGCCACAGAGGGAATGGTATAGATACATTAAATGTAAACCCCTCTGGTACACGAAGCCACAGACCGCTTCCTTTTACACCAATCTCCCATTCAACAGACTTTGTGGTCACATAAAAGGGGGCACGCCACCAAGGGCCTTGGTCTACAGGCTCACACCAATCCTTTAGATCAGTGAACCTAGACACTTTAGATAAACTCTACAATCTCTGGCTTGGTGTTATCAACAATTGCCTGTGCTGCTGCACGTTCTGCCTTGTCGGCGTCGATG